TTTTTTATACATCTTTTATCTAATAAATTTTCATTGTTATAACTTGCATATAATGTAATTACAGGTATTCTAAGACCATTTATTGTTTCATATTCCATATTTTCTTTATATTTTTCATCAATTTTTAATACTATACCTCGTGGTAATATAATTTCATCTTCTGGTAATACAGTTATTCTTGAATTATCAATATAAGGCACACCTTTACATAATATAAAACTTTTGTTGCAAATTCTTTAGCTATTTCTATATTTTTTGATACAGATATAAATTCATTTATAGTTCTGCTGAAACTAATATTATTAAACAAATATCTTTTTACCATACCTCTATATAACACTTTATTTGTGCCTTTGCTTATTTTTGAATAATACCCTAATATGTTGTTTTATTTTATCATCGTCTATTGACGAAAAATTAGTAAGTGGTTCAAATAATAAAGGATATATTGCTATATTATAATAAAAAGTTAAACGTAAATATAAAAAATAAACCAATAATTCATTTATTAAAGGTAAATTTACGTATTTAACTTTACTATTAAAAATGTGTTTCTTTAATAAAATATTATTGATCTTTTTACATTTTACATATGTAATATTATGATTAATAGTTGCAAGATCATAACCAGTTAATTTATTCTTATATTCAAAAACTACATTGTTTATAGTTGCTTGACTGAACCATACATCATAATCAACATATTCAGCATTTATAATATCATATACCTGTTTATTAGAAGATATACTACTAATACTTTTAGTTATCTCAGAAGGTAAAGGAAAATAATTTTATTGTTGCCATTTTAACTAAACTATATAAAAACTTAATTAAAACATTTAAATACAACTAAGAAAGATGTCTGAAACCTTTTCATTTGATACTGATATTTCAGCTCTACTTAAACTTATTATCAATAATTTTTATTCCAATAAGGATATATTCTTAAGAGAACTTATTTCAAATGCTAGTGATAGTATTGACAAATATAATCATTTTTGTATTACTAACAAACCTGACAATAAAGTAGATAATTGTATTACACTTTTACCTAATAAAGAAAATAAAGAATTACATATTATTGATACAGGGATAGGTATGAATAAAGAAGAACTTATTAAAAATATAGGAACAATCGCTAGTTCAGGAACTAAAGCATTTATGGAAAAAGTTAAAGATAGCAACTTAATTGGTCAATTTGGGGTTGGGTTTTATTCTGCGTTTTTAGTATCTAAAGAAGTTTCTATTATTACTAAAAAAACAGATTCTGGATATTTTAAATGGACATCAGATGCTGGAGGACAATATGTTATTGAAGAACTTACTGAAGATAACCTTAAAGATCATATTCATCCTGATTATAATCTTACACAAGGAACTATTATTAAATGCTTATTAACCGACGAAGCTTTAGACAAATATACTGATGTTAATAAATTAAAATCCATTGTAAAAGAACATTCTCAATATATTAATTATCCTATTAAGATCTTCATTAAACGTGAGGAAACTAAAGAAGTTGAAGACGAAGAAGCATCATTAGAAGAAGATGTAACTGTTACTGATGGAACTTCTAATGTTGATTCTTCTAATTTAGATGATGTTACTATTGAAGACATTGAAGAAAAACCTAAAAAAATGAAAAAAATTACTGAAACTGTTAAAGAATTTCAATTAGTAAATGAACATAAACCTATTTGGACTAGATCAAGCAATGAACTAAAAGAAGAAGATTATTATGCTTTTTATAAGTCTTTAACAAATGATAATGAAAAACCTTATACTTATAAACATATTAGCGGTGAAGGACAAATAGAATATAAAGGCATTTTGTATTTACCTAAAAAAATTAAGAATAATGTATTTGAAAGAGGTGTAACACAAAATAATATTAAATTATATGTTCGTAAAGTATTTGTAAGCGATAATAGTGCGGTTTTATGCCCCGAATGGCTTCATTTTATTTCAGGCATCGTTGATACTGATGATCTACCTCTCAATGTATCACGTGAAATATTACAGGAAAATAAGGTTATTAAAGTTATTAAAAAAGCAGTTGTTAAGAAAAGCATTGATATGTTAAAATCTGCTATGAATGATATGGATAATTATCTCAAAATCTATAAGACTTATCAAAAAAATATTAAACTTGGTGTTTATGAAGAAAGCGGTGATCGTGAAAGGGTTTCTGATCTTTTAATGTTCTATTCGGCTAATTCACCTGATAAGATGATCACATTTGACGATTATATTACATCTATGAATGAAAATCAAAAACATATTTATTACATTGCAGGAGATAATATGGATATACTTAAAACATCTCCATTCTTAGATAGGTTCAAGAAAAATGATTTAGATGTTCTATTTATGACTGATCCTGTTGATGAATATATGTGTCAACGACTTATGCAATACAAAGAATGCACTTTAACCTGCATCACCAAAGGTGATATTGAATTACCTAATACAACTGATGCTGATAAAGAACTTATTAAAAAACAGAAAGAAGAATATAAATCACTTTGTGATTATATCAAACGTCTTTATACCACCTTTAGTGAAGTTAAAATTACTAATAAAGTATCTGAATTACCTTGTATAGTATCTTCACCCGAAAATGGTTTCTCGGCTAATATGGAAAAGATCATTAAATCGCAAACATTAGGACAAACTGATAATACTAATGCTATGTTAAATAAAAGAGTGTTGGAAATTAATCCTCTACATCCTATTATTAAGAAAATTAAGAATATTAATGATACTGAAGAATATAATTCATTGAGAGATCTTCTTGATCTTGTTATCAATAGTGCTTTATTGTATTCCGGATATCAAATTATCAAACCTGTTGATTTTTCTAAAAAGGTTCTCAATGTTGTTATGCTTGGTATGGATATTAATGATGATGAAGAAGAAGAAGTTGCTACTGATAAAGATCCTTTCAACAATGTTGAAACTATTGATATGACTAATGTAGATTAAATAATATTTATCTATAATAAGAAAATATGAAAAATGTTATTTTATTATTAGTATTTATTGGTATATTAGTTATAGTTCAAGGTTATTATGAAAATAAAATTAGTAATGTTAAAAAACAACAAACAGTTGTTAAATATGTGCCTTTACACACATATGAAGGAAAAATGAATGGAGCTGAATCAATTGATAATCAATTTAAAAGTTCTTTCGAGAAAATTATAAATATAGAGAATAAAAATGTATAAACTATTTACATCTACTCCTATTGAGTTTAAAAAACACTGTATGGTGTTTAATACTAATAAACAAGAAGAATTAAATATGTTAGTTGATCTTCGTGATAAATATATTACACATATATCATCTAAACGTAAAGACTATGAAGAACACTATGCAGAATATTTAAGACAATCTTCTGATACCAATGATTATATTGAAAGAGTTAATTTATTTAAAACATATCCTTTTAAAAAACCTGAATTTGATATTTATACTTATAAAAATTATTTTGAGTTAAAAGAATTAAATGAAGATTAATACAAGTTTTGAATTTCAATTTATACCTTTTATTTTAGCATTTATTATTGGAATTATTTACATTGTTGTTACAAATAATACCAAAGAAAAAATAGTTAAAACACCTACACCTTTTTCCAATAATCTTTATTCAGATTTTGATGGAGAATGTTATAGGGTTAATGTTGTTGAAACAGAATGTAATGGCAATGAACAAGAGTTCAATTTTGCTATATAAGTTTTAATATTATTTTTATGTTTTTTAGTTAGAATACGCTAATCCACCCATTCCACTTAATATACGTAAAACATTGTAATTTACAGCATATACAAATAATTCACCTGGTTTACTACTTTTAACTTGTAATTGTGCTGTATCTATCCTCGACATATTTAATGTTCCTGATGGTTGATGTTCTTCGGGTTTTAATGCAAATGAATATACATTAATACCTTGATTAACTGGTATATTATTGTGATGTTGATAAGGTTGAACTAACGAAAAATACTTTCCATCCCTTTCTGCAAAACGATCATTTCCGTTTAATTGAAGTTTAGCTGTTGTTATTAGATTATCTTTAATTGTATTATTGTCTGCGGCATTTGTAAAGTTATTCCAATTTACATTACAACCTGTTATATCTGGTTCAGGTCTTACTGCCCATACAAGTTCTTTACAAGGGTGATTAAAACTTAAACGTGATGCTTTTACTGTATTTGCTGTTATAGTTTCTGTTCCTGTAAATTGCAATTGTTCGATAAGATATTCGTGCGATAATTGAGCAAACCTTTTACGTTCGTCTGTATCTAAAAATATGTAATCAGCCCATAATGTAGCACTAAATGATTCGAAATCTTCTTGTGAATCTTGAACGGTTATTGTAGAATCTGAAGCAAGTGCATCATCTTGGTTTGTTGCTCTGATATTTTCCATTGAATTAAATTCTATATTAACTTTAACTTCGTGGTATTGAAGAGCTATTAGCGGTAATGCTAAACCAACATTACGACAAAACCAAAATTCAAGAGGAATATATAAATCTATTGTTTTGTCTTTTAATTCAACTGATTTATTTGCAGAATTACCACCAACCATTTCATAATATCCTTCTTTTTTACCTTGATCCATTGTAAGTTCATTCCAGATATACATCCATTCACCATATTGTTTATCAATACGTTGTCCTCCTATCTCAAGTTCCGTATGTTTTATCATTCTATAACCATAAAAAGGTTGAAGATATATTGCAGTTGATCCTGCTACTGCTTTTATTTGTAAATATAATTTATGTACTAAATCACCATTACGAGAGATTTGACATGTTACACGATTACCTAATTCAGCATTTCCGTTAAAAGTTTGTTGTATAGATTCTAATGAAAAATTAGTATGACGACGATAAACTACTTTGAAGAATGTTATTTGTGGATTACCTGTAAGATAAACATCTTGAGCACCATATGCTACTAGTTGTAGAAGACCTCCGCCCATTTATTTAAAAATATATATTTATTTAATATAAATGTCGTGGGGTATTATATTTCTCATACTTTTTGCGATAGTTATTTTAGCTGTTGTTGGTATTACTATTTATTTATTTTTAATAAAAAAATACAATCTCAAACAGGTGTATTATATGATTAAATATCGTGGTGATGAAACTGCCCTAATGAAAGATATGATGAAAAAGTTTATTGTTGGTAAATTAGAATCTACTGAAAATAAACCTACACTTGTTTTATATAAAAACGAATATGATACATGGACTTTATATAATGATAAATATACTAAACTTAGAACTGAAGATGGTAAATATATAGATGATACACCTATAAAAAATGATGATATAGTATATATTAAAAATACTAACGAATATAAAGTTAAATTAGAATAATGTTGTTTAATTCCGGTTTTGTTAAAAAACCTAATATTTGTTTTGTAATACCTGATAAACCATGGTATGTTAATGAAAATATACTTATTGCTAAACAATCTAATATTGAACAGATATTTATTAATGGTATTGAAAATGCTTTACTTATATCTAGTTTTATGATATGTTATTCAGTTATAACTGGTAATCCTTCACATATTGTTAATAAATTAAATAGGATAACGTCTAAGTTTATGAACTTTAATAATTATTATTTTCAATCTGCTTTAACTAGTTCAATTATTTCAATGTTTTTAGGTGTCAATGCCGTATTAGGATATCCTAATATGGTAAATAAAAAGAAGTAAGTAATAATTTAGTTAGAATACGCAAGACCACCCATACCACTGAGGATACGGAGGACGTTGTAGGAGTGAGCGTAGATATTGACACCTGTTACATTAGTACTACCACCTAATTTAAGTTGCGCAGTATCAATGCGAGACATATTAAGAGTTCCAGATGGTTGATGTTCTTCCGGTTTTAATGCGAAAGAATAAACATTGATAGTGTTATCTGTAGGAATATTGGTATGATGTTGATATGGTTGAACGTGAGTAAAATATTGCTGTTCACGTTCAGCAAAACGATCATTACCATTAAGCATAAGTTTGGCTTTTCCACAACCACCGCCAACACCTTTCCATATAAGTTCTTTAACGGGGTGATTGAAAGATAATTTAACTGAAGCACCACTATTTGTTAAAGTTTCCTCTCCAGTGAATTGCACTTGTTCAATTAAATATTCGTGAGATAATTGAGCAAAACGACGACGTTCGTCAGTATCTAAGAAGATGTAATCAGCCCATAGGGTGGCATCTGTAAATGCATCACCTGGAACGGTATCAAATTCAATATTAATTTTAACTTCGTGATATTGTAAAGCAATTAAAGGAAGAGCTAAACCAATATTACGGCAGAACCAGAATTCAAGAGGAACATATCGTTTTTCTGATGCAGCTGTTGGTCCAACCATTTGATTGTATCCTGTTTTCTTTCCTGCAGGTAAAGTAAGTTCATTCCAGATTTGCATCCAATCACCATATTGGCGATCAATTAATTGACCACCAATTTCTACTTCTACTTTTTTAAGTAAATCACGAGCATCTTTTGTTGAGTCTCCATCTCCATCTCCAAAAACTACATATAATTTATGAACTAAATCACCATTACGGGAGATTTGGCAAGTTACACGTTTTCCAGCTCCAGGGCTTCCGTTAAAGGTTTGTTGAATAGACTCAATAGAGAAGTTAGTATGACGACGATAAACTACTTTAAAGAAAGTGATTTGAGGGTTGCCGGTAAGATAGACATCTTGGGCACCATAAGCTACAAGTTGAAGAAGACCTCCACCCATTTTTAATATAAGCTAAGAAAATAATTTTAGATTTATATTATAAATAAAAATAATTTTAGATNTAAGTTTAGTTAGAATACGCAAGACCACCCATACCGCTGAGNATACGGAGGACNTTNTANGANTGAGCGTAGATTTTGACNNNTCCATNAGNNCCANNTGTTAGTTGCAGTTGAGCAGTATCAATACGAGACATATTAAGAGTTCCAGATGGTTGATGTTCTTCCGGTTTTAATGCGAAAGAATATACATTGATATTTTTTGAAGAGTCTGGTATATTGGTATGATGCTGATAAGGTTGAACGTGAGTAAAATAAGTTACATCACGTTCTGCAAAACGATCATTACCGTTAAGCATAAGTTTGGCTTTTCCACAACCACCATTAGCACCTTGCCATATTAATTCTTTAACAGGGTGGTTGAAAGATAATTTAGCAGATAATTTAGCTGAACTTATAGTTTCAGCACCAGTGAATTGCACTTGCTCAATAAGGTATTCGTGAGATAATTGAGCAAAACGACGACGTTCATCAGTATCTAAGAAGATGTAATCAGCCCATAAGGTGGCATCGCCAAACTCAATACCAGCATCAAACTCAATGTTAATTTTAACTTCGTGATATTGTAAAGCAATTAGTGGTAATGCTAAACCAATATTACGGCAGAACCAGAATTCAAGAGGAACATATGCTTTATCATCCCCTGTAGATGTTCCATTTATCATATATGTATAACCTGTTTTCTTTCCGATAGGTAAAGTAAGTTCATTCCAGATTATCATCCAATCACCATACTGACGATCAATTAATTGACCACCAATTTCAACTTCTACTTTTTTAATGCATTCACGAGCATCTGCGTTAGCACCTGTAACTGAATCAAAAACTACATATAGTTTATGAACTAAATCACCATTACGGGAGATTTGACAAGTTACACGTTTTCCTTGACTAGCATTTCCGTTAAAGGTTTGTTGAATAGACTCAATAGAGAAGTTAGTATGACGACGATAAACTACTTTAAAGAAAGTGATCTGAGGGTTGCCGGTAAGATAGACATCTTGGGCACCATAAGCTACAAGTTGAAGAAGACCTCCACCCATTTTGTATTTATTATTAATACAGAAAAAAAATAATTTGTTAATATATTTAGTTAGAGTAAGCAAGACCACCCATTCCACTAAGAATACGAAGCACATTGTAATTCACAGCATACATATTAAGAGTTCCTGAACCTACACCGTTAGTTCCAACAATAGCAGTTGCTGTATCGATACGAGACATATTAAGAGTTCCAGATGGTTGATGTTCTTCTGGTTTTAATGCAAAAGAATATACGTGGATATTTTTTCCATCAGGAATATTTTCGTGGTGTTGATAAGGTTGAACGTGTGTGAAATATTTGGCATCACGCTTAGCAAAACGATCATTACCGTTAAGTTGAAGTTGGAAATCTGTTGTTCCTAAGAAAGTAAAATCTGCTGATTTATTAACCCATACTAATTCTTTAACAGGGTGATTAAATGAAAGTTTGGATTTTGTTGTTACCGCACCACCGGTGCTACTAGCAATTGATTCACCACCAGTAAATTGAACTTGTTCAATAAGGTATTCGTGGGATAATTGAGCAAAACGACGACGTTCATCAGTATCTAAGAATATATAGTCAGCCCATAATTCTACATTTGATAAACTAACATTAGTTCCTACTAAATCTGCACCTAATGTAAGATTGATTTTAACTTCGTGATATTGTAAAGCAATTAGAGGAAGTGCTAAACCAATGTTACGGCAGAACCAGAATTCAAGAGGAACATATACAGTTCTAATATCCTCTGAAGCAGGATTTGCTGATCCAGATTTACTAATCATTTTACCAAATCCTTCCTTTTTACCTTCAGGTAAAGTAAGTTCATTCCAAATATACATCCATTCACCATATTGACGATCAATCATTTGACCACCAATTTCAACTTCAACTTGATTGATTAATCCAAAACCAGCATAGTGTTTTAATATTCCTGTTGTTGCTAGAGTAGTAAGCGTGGCTTGTAAGTATAACTTATGAACTAAATCACCATTACGGGAGATTTGGCAAGTTACACGTTGTCCTAAGGTAGCATTTCCGTTAAAGGTTTGTTGTATAGACTCAATAGAGAAGTTAGTATGACGACGATAAACTACTTTGAAGAAAGTGATCTGAGGGTTGCCAGTAAGATAAACATCTTGGGCACCATAAGCTACAAGTTGAAGAAGACCTCCACCCATTTTATTCTTAGTTAAGATAAAAAATATTAATGTATAAAACTACAGATTTTTTCTCAACTTATGTTTTGTTATGGTATTTTTTATATATTTTAGCTATTATACCTTTTAATCCTGTTATTATATTTTATTTAATTTTATCATTTGTATGTTGGATGTTATGTTATATGATTTATCTTAACATATCTACAAAAAAAATATTATTCTTTATTGTTTTTGGAATTATTTTAATTAAAGTTTTACCAATTTTAACATTAAAGCATGAATTTAATACAAAAGATCTTGCATTTGGATTATCAATGTTTATAGTATATCATATCATATTGTATTATACAAAAGGTATTGAACCTATTCAATTCTATATGAACTTTATTAAATACTTTAAAGATCTTCCAGATAATTTAGCATATATGTTTAACGATTTAGTTATTAAACAATTTTTTACAAATAATATAAATAGTGTATATCATACTATATTTTAATTAGAATAAGCCAAACCACCCATACCACTTAAAATACGTAAGACATTATAATTAACACCCCATACCCTTATTGTTCCTAATTTTTTAGGTTTTACCACTAATTTAGCCGTATCAATTCTTGACATATTTAATGTTCCTGATGGTTGATGTTCTTCAGGTTTTAACGCAAATGAATATACATTTATACCAGCATTAGTTGGAATATTTGTGTGATGTTGGTATGGTTGAACTAACGAGAAATAGTCTCCATTCCTTTTAGCAAAACGATCATTGCCATTTAATTGTAAATTAGCTGAAGTAATTGAATTGTTGCCATCCGGATCTATACCAAATAAGGTATTTTGAAGTTTTAGATTTGATTCGCTGGTTGTAGGATCTAAACCTAAACTAGGAACTTCAGTATTAGATCCTACAAACAACTTAGAATCAGTATAATTATACCATTGATTTTGTTCAGTTGCTTTTACAGTATCATTGATAGTCCATATAAGTTCTTTAACAGGGTGATTCATAACTAAAGCAATATTTTGTTCGTTTGTTCCTGAAAGCGTATTTTCATTCATTTGCACTTGTTCTATTAAATATTCGTGCGATAATTGAGCAAATCTTTTACGTTCATCCGTATCTAAGAATATGTAATCACACCAAATAGTCGCATTTTTAATTGATTTAATATTAGCAATTTGAACATCTGCATTTTTAACATAAGCAGTTCCATTATAAGTGCAATTATTAAATGTTTCTATTTCTATATTTATTTTTACTTCGTGATATTGAAGAGCAATTAATGGTAATGCTAAACCAATATTACGACAAAACCAAAACTCTAAAGGAATATATACTTTATTATCCGTAAAACTTGTCATATCAGTATCTGCACCGATCATTTCTTGGTAACCATCCATTTTTCCAACAGGTAATGATAACTCATTCCAAATATACATCCAATGTGAATATTGTTTATCAATCTTTTGACCACCAATTTCAACTTCAACTGATTTTAATAAACGATGACCTATAAAATTAACATAACGATTTAAATCTTCAGTAAGAATATTATCTATAGCATCTCCGTCTTTTAATTTTTCCAATTCTACTTCTACATACATTTTATGAACTAAATCACCATTACGGGATATTTGACAAGTAACACGATTACCCCAATCAAACTTTCCGTTAATTGATTGTTGTATAGATTCTATTGAAAAATTAGTATGACGACGATATACTACTTTAAAGAAAGTTATTTGAGGATTTCCAGTTAAATATACATCTTGTGCTCCATAAGCAACTAATTGTAATAATCCACCACCCATTTTTAATTATTAAGCATATAAAAAATTAACTTGCAAAAAGTAATTAAATATGATGAAAGAAAGATGTAGTAAGAAAAGAATACACGTTGTAGATAATACTAAAGAAATCTCAACCCTAGATGATATTCATATTAATAGCATAAAAAAATTTGAAGCTAAAAATAAAAGAGCTGAAGAAATAACCGAACAAATTAATAAATTGAATATCATATCAATGACAGATATTTCTTGGTTATCTAACGTTGAAATTAAAGAACAAATTAAAGATTATACAAGTGAGTTAGATAAACTTAATAGTGAAAATGAACTTGATTATTACGAAAATGTTGGAGAAATATTGTTTAATTATTATGATATAGTTAATCAAAATGTTGATGTTAAGCAAGTTAATCCTAAAAAATATACTATTTTAGAAGCACTTAATATTGAAATGGATAATAACAGTGTAATAGGAGAGTATAAAGATAAATCTAAATTAGTTAATGAATATTTAGCAATAACAGACAATAAATACATCAATCATATGAATGGTGAATTTACTAACTCTAAATGTCTTAATTGTAATAACGAAATGACTAATTTAGTTCAAGAAGCATTAATAGTATGTTTCAGTTGTGGTTATCAAGATGTTTTATTAGCAGAACAAAATAGACCTATAATGTTATATGATAAGAAAGACGGTATTCATTATAGTTATAAACGTATTAATCATTTTAGAGAATGGATATCACAAATACAAGGGAAAGAAAGCACTGATATACCAAATGAAGTATTTGAAAAAATACTAAATGAACTTAAAAAAGAGAAAATTACTGATACAACTAAACTTACACCTAAGTTTATGAGAACAATATTAAAAAAATTAAGAACACATAAATATTATGAACATACTGCATATATTATTAATAGAATTAATGGTATTCCACCACCTCAATTTTCACCAGAATTAGAACAAAATCTATCTAATATGTTTATGCAAACGCAACCTTTATTTATTAAATATGCACCTGCAAATAGATTAAACTTTATTTCATATTCTTACATTTTACATAAATTCTTTTTAATTTTAGATATGCCGGAATACCTCGCTTTATTTCCTTTACTTAAAAGTAGACAAAAAATAGCTCAAAATGAAGAAGTTTTTAAGAAAATATGTAAAGAGTTGAAATGGACTTGGATTCCTAGTATTTAAAAATGATTTCGTTAATTGTAAATAATAAATGTATATCATCTTTGATACTGAAACTACTGGTTTAATACCTAAAGATTCTTCAAATAATTACTATCATTATACAAATACTTCTAAATATAATAATGCTAGAATGATCCAAATTAGTTATGAAATATTAGATCACACTTTAAATGTTATTGCTACAAGAAGCTTTTATATTAATGAAGTAGATACAGTTAGTAATTCTCAATTTCATAATATTACAAAAGATTTATTAGAAAAAGAAGGTATAAGTATGACTCGGTTTTGTGATATATTTACTGAAGATCTTAATATTTGTTCTAGAATTATAGCACATAATTTACAATTTGATTATTTCATTTTAATGAGTGAATTATATAGATTTGGATTTACTGATATTATTAATAAAATTAATTTACTTAAATTAATCTGTTCTATGAAAAAAACTAGACATTTTGTTTGCCATAATAAAAAATATCCCAAGTTATTGGAATTATATAATTACGCAAATAATAGTAATCTTAAAGAACTACCAAATGCACATAATTCAATGTTTGATGTTATGTATTTACGTATTGCTCTAGTTAAACTTAAGAGTAATAATATATTTGATATATTTATGTGCGAATAATTATATATTTCAATTATATTTTTCATTAAATAAGATTATGACTGATAAACTTGATGTTTTGGTAGAAAACAAGAATGAATATTTAGAACATTTAACTGATATTTCTACTATACCTATTTGTAAGTTCTTTGTTAATATTGCAAACAATTGTAGTTCATTAAAAGAATTTCAAAATGAATTAGTATTATTAACAAAATGGAATAAACAAAAACAAGATGGTAAAATGAATACTATTCATAAATTAATCGAAGAAGATCATGCAACACCTCAATATATGTTAAAATTATTATCTGAAATCATTTCTAAAAGTATTAAAATTAAAATTATTGAACATAAATCTATTATTAAATCATTAAAAGTATATATTCCCGAATGGTATGAATTTTTATATAAAGTATGTATATTAGCATCTAACATATTTTGGAAAAATCCAGTTTTATTTTATAAAAAAGTATCATCTATTGAAAGACAAAATAACATTAATACTATTGAAAAAATAACTAAAACCTGTATTAAGAATGCTGTAAGATCTTTTATTCCTTTAAATAAAATTATTAATGAATTAACTGATATTACAGGAGGAGGAGAGATTAATATTACTAATACTCAAACTTTAGTAGAAAATGAATATGATAGTGAAGATGATAATAGTAATGTTAATAATCTTCAAAGTGATGAAGATCTTGAGAGTGATGAAAGTTATGAAAGTGATGAAAGTGATGAAAGTGAGGAAGAACTTGAGAATGATAAGAATAATCAAAAACTTGAGAATGATGAAAGTGAGGAAGAACTTGAGAATGATGAAGATCTTGAGAATGATGAAGAACTTGAGAATGATGAAGAACTTGAGAATGATGAAGATCTTGAGAATGATGAAGAACTTGAGAATGATGAAGAACTTGAGAATGATGAAGAACTTGAGAATGATGAAGATAAACAATTTAAAATAGAAAAAGATGAAATAAAACAAACAACAGAATCTTTAAAGGATAAAACAATAAAACCTGTTGTTTTAGAAGATGAAATAGAACATAAAGAAACACTTGAAAGGATAAAACAATAAAACCTGTTGTTTTAGAAGATGAAATAAAACAAACAACAGAATCTTTAGAGGATAAAACAATAAAACCTGTTGTTTTAGAAGATGAAATAGAACATAAAGAAACACTTGAAGATAAAACAATAAAACCTGTTGTTTTAGAAGATGAAATAAAACAAAC